TTGATGAATCATGGCTTCATGCATTAGGTGTTGACACAGGAGAAGACAAGCTCCTCAAGATGAACATGGCAATGATTGATGACGTTGCAAAGACTATCTCTGACTTCATGAAGGGCTATAAAGCTATGAATGAAGAAGACAAGCCTAAGGTTCTGTTCGTCATTGACTCGCTCGGTATGTTGCTCACTCCGACTGATGTTAATCAGTTCGAAGCAGGTGATATGAAGGGTGACATGGGTCGTAAGCCTAAGGCACTGACCTCACTCGTTCGTAACTGTGTAAACATGTTTGGTTCAAATAATGTTGGTCTTGTTGCTACTAATCACACTTATGCATCACAAGATATGTTTGACCCTGATGATAAGATTTCAGGTGGTCAGGGCTTCATCTATGCATCATCTATTGTTGTTGCTATGAAGAAGCTCAAGCTTAAGGAAGACGAAGACGGCAACAAGGTGAGTCAGGTTAATGGTATTCGTGCTGCTTGTAAGGTAATGAAAACTCGTTACGCAAAGCCGTTTGAATCTGTTCAAGTCAAGATTCCTTACACAACGGGCATGAGTCCTTACTCAGGTCTTACTGATATGTGTGAAGCATTGAAGATGCTCAACAAGGAAGGTAACTCACTCGTATATTCTAAGCTAGATGGAACTATCATTAAGAAGTTCCGTAAGGGTTGGGAAGCAAACGATGATGGCTGTCTTGACGCTATCATGGAAGAATTCGAACGTAAGAATTCTAAATTAATTGTTGCGGAAGAAGCAGCAGCAGTAGAAGAGGATGTTGCGGAATGAGCTTATCTCTTATCAATGAAGTTTGGAAGCTATTGAAGCCGAGCATCGAAGCAGGTGATACTGACGGTGCTGCTGAAACTCTAGTCAACTATCTCGTTGAAGAAGAGGTTGCTACTGCACATGAAATTAAGTCAGCATTCCGCGGTGACAAGGACATTAAAGAAGCACTTGATTTCTATTTAGAAACTCCAGAAGACGGTCATTATCACGAATCAGATGATGATGACTTCTTTGACGATATTGACCTAGACGATTTTTACGACGAGGACGAAGACTACTAATGACTTGGTACAGCAAGGTAACATCTGACTTAAGCTATTTGCCGGACTTCATTACTCATTATGAAGGTGAGTTGATTTCGGCAAAGAGTGATGTTAAGGTGCAAGGAAATGTTGAAAAGAACATTTCCTCACTACCAGGCGTAACTGAATACCGCTTCAATCAATTACAAGAGGTTGAAGCGGTATTACGGTACCTAGAAATTCAACTGCGTAAGATTCGTAGAAAGCATTTTCAAAAGTATCTTGAAAAGTATAATCGTAACTTATCTAGCCGTGATGCTGAAAAGTATGTTGATGGTGAGGATGAAGTTATCGATTATGAAGTATTGATTAACGAAGTAGCCTTGCTTCGTAACAAGTGGACAGGTATTATCAAGGCACTAGAGTCAAAGAACTTTATGCTTGGGCATGTAGTTCGTCTAAGAACCGCTGGTATGGAAGATATCTCAATTGGGTAACTACATACTTGATTTTTAACCTATAACATAGTAGATATAGAATATGACACACGCACTTGCAACATTAGCTTCGGTCTTTGATACTGCTATCACATGGCCCATAGCATCAAAACAAACCGAAGTAAACGAAGTAAACGAAGTACCTACGATTGAAGACCCGTTGGTTTTGAGTTGTACTTTGTTTCGCTTTGCTAATCCTAATAGCGAAGACTACGATACTGACGTAAGATTTTTAAATCTTATGAACCATCAGAATCAAATTCTAAAGAAAACAAATGATGTTGACCGCAAGTTAGCTGATGAAATTCGTAGACATTATCGCGGAAAGTTTGTCTTTCTTCGATTGCGCGGGGAACAGCCCACAAAGTTTAGGCAAGATTTAGAAAAGTTTGTTGCAGTTGATTGGGACCCTTCTTTCACTATCACAGAAAAGACTGTGGGTTTGATTTGCAAACTTCCTTTCTTCTATGAGCATGATATGGGTCTAATCAATGATGTATTTGGTTCTGAAACATACAACATTAAAAAGTATGTATCTAGTAATGACCCCGTCACATTGACGTTTATCAAGGTATTGGACGAGAATCAAAAAGGAAAAACTACGTTTAGTTATTGGTTCAAGGACTCACATGATAACAGATTTAGTATTCCAGTAGAAAAGAATAACTCACTTCTTCCCACCTGGGAAGAGTTTATTAAGAAGCCGGTAACACTCTCAGGACACTATACTAGTCGCTCGTATGATAGTCTAGAATTCTATAAAGTGGCCAGAGGATGGAAGATTATCGGTTGACAATCATATAAAAGGATGTTATAACTAATGAGTGATGAAAAGTTGAAGAATCATATTGAACAGCTTAAAAGTAAGCATTACGATATCCAGCTAAAGATTAATCAGCTTGTGCATACACATGGACCCGAAGACGAAATCAATCGTCTTAAGAAAGAAAAGTTAAGGATTAAAGATGAACTCAAAAATTGTGAACACAAATTATCTTGATACCATCCGTGAAGTAGCTAACAAGCATTATCTTAATGCTTGTAAGTTGGTTGGTACTGCTGCTACTATTGTAGGCGCACTTGCTACTGCTGGCGGGTTTGACCCGGTCAACATTATCGCATTTAACGTTGGCGCTGTATTCTGGCTTCTTGCTAGCATTCGTATGAAGGATGCTACTCTAATGTCTGTTAACGCAGGTCTCCTTGGCATTTACGCACTCGGTGCAATTGTAAGGTTTATTTAATTATGAAAGACAATATCATATCTGCCCTCAAGGCTAGCTTTGAAGCAAGCATTCAAAAGCATAAGCTGAACATTGACATCATGCTTAACAAGCCAATGGCTATTCATGAACACACTGACTTCATGGGTGCAGTTGAACTTGAACTCGCACAGATTGCCGAGTACGAAGATAAGCTAGAAGCACTTACAAAATATTTTTTGTAAAAGGCATCTTTTTGGTTGACATTACCCTCCCGATTTGATATAACAGTAATTGTTGAAACGCTGTTGAAAGGCTTTTGAGTATGACTACTGTTCTTGTCAAGTCGGGTGAGTATCGTAATCTCCCAGTTATCAATACCCAGTTCACTCTCGTTGAGGGTATCAAGCACGGCGCAAAGGGCGCTTATATCACTGTGAAGAATGAGGGTCAGTTTCCCCATCAGATTGATAAGGTTAAGGTCCGCATCGAGGGTCCTGACTGCATCGAAGTCAACGGTGTTGCTCCTTCTGCAACTGTTGCAGAAACAGATCAGGATGCAATGGATCGTATTGCTACTCGCTTCGAAATCCTCGATGAAATGTCTGCTGCTTGCATCAAGGGCGACATTCGTGCGATGATCGTTTCGGGTCCTCCGGGCGTAGGTAAGTCGTTCGGTGTTGAGCAGCAGCTTGATAAGTCTTCGCTGTTTGATAAGCTTTCTAACAAGCGCCAGAAGTATGAAGTTGTCAAGGGTGCAATGACTGCACTCGGTCTGTATGCCCAGCTGTATCGCTACAGTGAAAAGGGTAACATTCTCGTGTTTGATGACTGCGATAGCGTGTTCGGTGATGAACTTTCGCTGAACATTCTCAAGGCTGCTCTTGATAGCGGTAAGCGTCGGCGCATCTGCTGGAACTCGGACTCACGCCTTCTGCGTGACGAAGGTATCCCCAACTCGTTCGACTTCAAGGGTGGTGCAATCTTCATCACGAACCTCAAGTTTGAGAACGTCAAGTCCAAGAAGCTGCAAGATCACCTTGAAGCTTTGGAATCACGTTGTCACTTTATCGACTTGACCATCGATACCGAGCGTGATAAGATGCTGCGTATTCGTCAGGTCAACCGCGATGCTGACGGTGGTCTGTTCAAGGACTACAACTTTCAGAACAACGAAGGTGCAGCAGTCCTCGACTTCATGCAAGAAAATCAGAAGCGTTTGCGTGAACTGTCAATCCGTACCGCACTCAAGATTGCTGACTTGATTAAGATTTCCCCGAACAAGTGGCAGGCACTTGCTATCAGCACAGTGATGAAGCGGGGCTAACTTACATAATAATAAAAATGCCTTTCAACAAACTTTCGGGGACTTCGGTCCCCGTTTTTATTGCTTTTAGTCACAAACTATGTTAGAATGACATTATGAAAAACAAAGAACAACTGTTGTATTTCTTCTTGCAAGTAGGTAAGGTCAGCTTGAGTCAGTATGACTACAAGTTCATGGCTAATCTACAGACAATGATCCAGCGTGATTCACGGGTCACTACTGGTCAGGCTACGCTGTTCGATAACCTAATCAGTAAGTACAAGAAG